AATAAAGATAATGCACCAGAAGACTTACATTTTTTAACTGGTGGAGAGTTCATGCTTGATGATTCGCACCACATGAACTTATTATATGAGTACATCAAAGATAATGATATAAAGTTCATTATCTTGGATAACCTAATGACCATGCTAAGAAATGGCGATATTATTTATGGTAAAGACTTTGAACCAATGCTTAGAAGAATTACACGGCTTAAATTACTTTTCCAAGACGTCACTTTCTTGTTAGTAGCTCATGCAAACAAATCAGCTTATGCAAACTCAATGGACGATAAAGCCTATATGGTAAAGCCTAGTGACGCCTTAGGCGGTTCTACTCTTACAGCTTGGGCGGAGTTTATGCTGATGTTAAGTCCTAAACGTGGCAAGCATAACGACTTCTCTAAGCTATCAGTAAAAGCGCGTGGTTACCAGTTTGATGATGATTTAAACTTTTCTTATGTTGATTCAGTATTTACTTGCGTTAATAAATCGAAAAAAGAGCCTGATAGCGAACTAGTTGAAAAAGTAAAGGCTGAAACTCCATTAGAGACGACTAAGGAATCAGCACAGGCTTTCTTAGACTTAGCTAAAGAGCAAGGAAAGGCAACAGAAAATGATTAATTACGAAAACAAGGCGATTAACTTACACGCTGAAGTGTATGGCTGGTTATATCGTGCATTAGATGAAATGGTAAAAGCAGAATGGAAAAATGACGAGCTTTTCAAAGTATGGCTTGGACGTGCTGAATTTCTAGTCAGACAGTCTAAAAAATTGCATACAGCTTGCGAAAATGATTATTCTAAACGTGCATTGGTTAAAGCATTGCAATTAAAAGTAAAAATAAATGAAAAAATATCATCTAATGCTTTACAATAATAAATAATTTTGGTATAATAGTATATATAGAAATAAAGGAGAACTAACAAATGGTTAAATTAACGAAAGAACAAGACATATTTATTAAAACTTTTAATGATAAAAGCCGAGCATTTTATTATATTTCTAGTTGGGGTTGGGGGAATTTTCTTAAAAATGGACTAGGAGAAATTTACGAACGTGGAGTTAAGACACCTTTTACTCTTGATGAAAAAGAAAAAATGTTAAATGCCATTATTAATGGTTATGAAGTAATTGAACCTAAATTTAAGTTTCATACTTTTTCTGATGTTAGTAAATTGGACCGTTTATATTATACTGGCGTACAATCACAATTAACAGCTAGTATTGAACGAGCGAAAGAAGTAGAAAAAAACAGCAAAGAATATGTTGCACTTGAAAACTTAGGTTTCTATAAAGAAGAAATATGATAACATCTTTTGAATCACTAGCTGAAAGACGATTAATAACTCTCAATCATCACAAAAAGGATAGTGAGCAGTACATCAACAGCTTAAATTATTTTGAATATGCCAGAATATACTTCGAGAAAAACGGCTTTCCAGAAGATAACAGACGAGTTTATCAAAGTGGCAAGCGAAAAGGCCAAAAAGTCGGCTGGTCTGATAAAGAGGAAAAACAGCAAAAAGACGATATTAGAAAGTTCATTTATGAAAAGCAACTACAAAAGTTTAAAAAAAGAAGAAAAAGCTAGTAAACATTATGCTAGAGGCGTCAGAAAGCTGTCTAAAGAGCTTGAAGAAATGAACGAAACAAAGTATAGGGTTGGGCCTAACGAGTGCTTATATGGCTTGATAAGCGAATTATGGAGCTATTGGGGTAAAGGTTATATCCTGCCTATGCTTAAGTATAATATTGAAATTACAAGACAAGGCGACGTCTTCATTGTGGAAAGAGGAGAAAATGGCAACAATTAATATTAAATTTGATGAAAAACAGCTTGAGGAAGTTGTGAAAAAAGTTACTGAAGAACTTAAAAAAACGAAACCTAACTTTTATGAGCTTTCAGATACAAAGCAGGAAGAGAAAAGCAAAAAGCGCAGGAGAATATAAATGGAGGAGAAAATGAGCGTATTTGAAAAATTAAGCGTCATTAATGTTAATGATAAAAAGAGTAAAAAGAATAATCTTGATTACTTGAGTTGGGCGTTTGCTTGGGCTGAAGTAAAAAAAGCATATCCTGAAGCTAATAGTAAAGTTTATGAAAATGAACAAGGGTTAAACTATCACACAGACGGTCGCACAGCATGGGTTAAAGTTGGAATGACTATTGAGGGCCTAGAACATATTGAGTATCTACCTTGTATGGACTATCGTAACCAATCTATCCCACTTGAAAAGCTGACTTCAATGGACGTAAATAAAGCCATTCAACGCGGACTGGTTAAGGCAATCGCTCGTCATGGTTTAGGATTATACATCTATGCAAATGAAGACCTACCTGACATGACAGAAGAACAAAAAGAACTTGAAGCAGAAAAGCAACGACTTAGAGAGATTCAACCAGCACTAAAACGAGCTGAAGAACTTGGATATCCTAATATGGAACTACTTAAAACAAAGACAAAAAAAGAAATCTTTGATATTATGACAATTTGGAAAGCAACAGAGGGAAAATAAAAAATGGCAATTATCACAGTTACAGCACAAGTAAACGAAAAGAATACACGAACAGTAAACACAGCAAAAGGCGATAAGAAAATTATTTCAGTTCCTTTGTTTGAAAAAGAAAAAGGTTCGAATGTAAAAGTCGCGTACGGTTCAGCTTTCTTACCTGACTTCATTCAATTAGGCGACACCGTAACAGTAAGCGGTCGTGTACAAGCTAAGGAATCAGGCGAATACGTAAATTATAACTTTGTTTTCCCTACTGTTGAAAAAGTATTTATCCATAATGATAATAGCAGTCAATCACAAGCTAAACAAGACTTATTTGGGAAATCTGAACCAATTGAAGTTGATGAATCAGAACTTCCTTTCTAGAAAGTTGGTTACATGTACACAGCAGAAGAGAGAGAGCAAATTATCGACATCGTGGATAAGATGAGCCTACTTAAACAAGACTTTGACGGAGCTTTCACTTGGATCAAGGAAAACGTATCAATGCCATTTGACTTTGACGAAGAACAGCAATTTATATCAGACTTGAAGCAGTTAGTTAAAATTAACGCTTTGAAGTTTGGTAAAATATATGAAGGAGTGCTAAATTGACAACATTAAGAGAACTACACAAAAAACTTAAAATCAAACAAACGCTTGACAACTACGTAAGAAACACAAATAAGAAATACAAATATAACTTTGTTCCTGATGAAATTCTTGGCGAGGGAATGGCTAAACTAATCGAGCTTAACACGCAAGGAAAACTTGGACGACATGCACAGCAGATTGCTTACATCAATCATAACTTGAGCTTACAGCGACAAAAGGAGCAACTGGAACAAGCTAACGAACGACTTGCTAAACGTGCTGAGAAAGCCCAAAAATTGCTTGACACGGAACTTCTGAAAGATAGCTACATCGAAACACTTGAAATGTTTAGTAAATTCAATTCAGCAAAACAATATACTATGTGGGACGACCTAGAAACTCCAACTAAAGTGATTGAGTTCATGGAAAAGAACGGAGTTAAGCAAGGGAAATGGCTACGTCCTGAAGGAGTTGACGCTTGGTTCAAAGAACGAATCATTTGGTTCAAAAATAAATTGAAAGAAAAATAATATCATATAAGACTTTAGGCTTTACAGCTTAGAGTTTTTTTGATATAATGACTTTAACGAACGAAAGAGAGATAAATAAATGAGATACAAAAAAATAGATAATTTAATAGTCCTTGAAAACGGAAAAATTTATATAGAAATGAAAAACAAATGTAAATTAACTGGGTTAACAAAATCAAAAAATGGTTATTTAATAATACGCGTAAAAGGGAAACGTATGTATGTTCATAGACTTGTTATGTTGGCTTTTCATGGTAAGTCTGATTTAACTGTTGATCATTTAAATATGAATAAACAAGATAACAGACTTGAAAACCTTGAATATGTAACTGTCGTAGAAAATACAAAACGCGCTCTTGGTATTAAAGTAAAATGGAATGGAAAGGAATTTAGAAGCTTCAGCGATTTATCTAGATACGTTGGAGTTGCCAATTCAACAGCTTGGGCATGTTATAACAAAGGTTATAAACTAAAAGGGCATATAATAGAGGTTATAAAGTGAATTTAATACAATGCGTAACCTGTGGGGCTTCAAGTATTACTAATGGTAAATGTGATTATTGCGGTAATCATTATGAAACGGAAACTATTTTTGAGGAGCAAAAAGAACAAGAAACAACTTATACAGAACTTAGGTTCCAAGATACTTCTTATGGTAAACTAATACTTAAAATCATGATTTATACTTTAGTATCTATTATTTGGTTTGCTGTAACTGTATTTATCCCACCTCTGTTTATAATAACAATTATTTTATTAGTGGTCTATAGCACTTATCGCTTGATAAATAAAAAAGAAATACCTTACAAAAAGGAGCTAAACAAATGAACGTTGAATCAGTAATTGGTAAAGTTATTATAATAGCACTAGTCGGAATTGGATTATATGCGTTCTTTGCATTAGTTGACTTGATTAAAACGAAAGGAAGCAAATAATGAGTAAATACTTAAATGATAAAAAATATTGCCATTGCTTCGATATTCCAACGAGTGACGGTTTAGGAGTTTGCAAAGATTGTAGAGGATACACGAATATCTGTTATAGTTGCGATCGCTGTTTGCACTGCTGGTTTACATCGCAGATTGAACTATTTACTGAATATGATGAACCTAAGTTGCTAGAACTTATAGAAAACTGGAATAAATTTTACCAAATTAGAAAGACAAAGAACAGTTAATGTTTGACAAAGTAAAAGTAATTTGATAGAATAGAGTTATAAATAGAGGAGGACAAAATGAAAGATACAGTAAAAACTTTAATGATAGTTGCAGGTGTCGGCTTTACGCTTATTGCTATCACTTGGATAGGCATGATTGCAACGTTGCTTATTGCATGGCTTGGAGGTAACATCTAATGAACTTAAAAGAAAATAAGCACTATGCTAATAAATATGGCGTGGAACTTAATGAATACTTGAAACATAATTTTAACTATGAAGAACTTGTGGGCTGGAATACAATGCAGGTATTAAAGTATCTAGTGAGAGCTGGCAAGAAAGAGGGTGAAAGCTACGACAAAGACCGTAACAAGGCTCTAGACTATGCCAAAGAACTTGCTAACTTAAGTAACGAGAATGAGCTTACAGAGTACACTACTGACGATATTATGGGCTTTATACAAGAACTAGCTGATGATTTTGAACGCTGGGAAGGAATAAAATAATTAAAAAGAGTTAATGTTTGACAGCATTGACTTTTTTTGTTATTATAGTCTTATAGAAATAAAGGAGAGCAAAACAATGATAGTATCAACAACTATAAATACGATTTGGAGTAATGCAAGATGGTAAAATGGATACAAAAGAAAGCGAAGATTAAAGCTGATAGAGAGGATGATTTAAAGACAAAAATTTTAAAAGCACGTGGGATTCCCTTGGAAGATCATCAAGAGTTTTTGTTTCCTGATGAAAAGTGGGAAAAGCATCCTTTTGAAATCCGTAATGTAGAGAGGGCTGTTAATCGTATCTTAGAGGGTATCTCAGACAAAGAAACAATTGTAGTAAGTGGAGACCCTGATGTAGACGGAATCACAGCAACAGCTATTATGTTTAACCGATTGAAAGCATTACAAGATTTTAATGAGTTTAACTTAGATTACATCTATCCTCAACGTGATACAGGCCATGGATTGTATGGTCAATTATCAGTTCAAGACCATTGGTTAAATAAAGCGGAAAAGGCAAAGGCTGAAAAAGATAAAGAAAGTCTTGCGAAGTGGGAAAAACTTATTGACCTTAGTCGTTCAAACATTGAAAAGACAAAAGTAGCTGACATTCTCATTGTTTTGGATAGTTCAAGTAATGACTTAGAAGGTGTTGAACGTGCTCGAACATTGAATCCTGATTTAGATATTATTATCTTAGACCACCATGAGTTCGATTCTAAAGAGATTGCGAATAAAATGGATAAGGAAGTTATCTTGTGCAACCCCCATCATCACCTAGACGAATCAGTCAATAAAGATTTATCAGGTGCTGGTATGGCTTATAAAGTAGCCAAAGGAATTGATGATGTCTTAGATGATGATGGATTTTCTAATCAATTTCGTGATTTAGTCGCAATCGGTTTGGTGGGAGATATGATGAGTGTTCTTAATTTTGAGAGCCGTTACCTTATCTCGCAAGGACTACAAAATGTTAATAACGTTGGGCTATCACGTATCCTTGAAGGTGCTAAAATTAATACATACCGATACAATACAAAAGATATTGGGTATAGTATTGCGCCATTGATTAACTCATCTGCTCGTATGGGGGAGATTGAGCTTGCTTTTCAAATTTTGATGGTAGATAATGATACTGATGCTAAAAAACTCCGTCTTAAAATGGATAAATTAAATAAGAAACGTCAAGAAACTCAAAAAGCAGTCATGCAAAAATATGAAGATACTCAAAATATGGAAGACAAGATTGTCATTGTTATTGATTCAGAATCAAACAAAGGTATGAATGGTCTAGTAGCTCAGAATATTGCTCAAAAATATCGTCGTCCATGTTTCGTTGTTACAGAGGGAAAAGATGGAGTCTGTCGTGGTTCAGGTCGTTCTTATGGTGGTTTTAATACTAATGAGTTCTTGAGTGAATTAGATTTCGTAGAAGCACAAGGACATGGACAAGCTCACGGATTAAATTTCCCTCTTGACCGTTTAGATGATTTAAAAGAGTATATCGAAGAAAACATGCCAGACAATCTTGAGACAGAACAGACGTTCTACTACGACATTGAATTGGAAAATGTCGAAGAAGCATTCATGGCTTTGACTGACTTAATCAACATCAACTATATTACAGGTAATAATTTTCCAGAGGTTGTAGTACGCATGGACAATGTTATGATTGAAGAACGTGCAGTTATTGGCAAAACAAAAGAAACGGTTAAATTTAAAACAAGTGGAGATTTGGTTTTTATTAAGTTTAAAGTTAATGAAGATTGGAACAAAGATATTGATACATTTGATACTGTAAGTGTTGTAGGAAATGGAACAATTAATGAGTTCTATAACTTTGGGACAAAAGAAATGACACGAACACCTCAAATTATTATCATGGATATTGTAAAGGATTGATATCAAATATTTATTTTCATAAGGAGAACATAGTGAATAATATGTGTAAAAAACGCAAATACACAAAAATGGGTGCTTTATATTCAATAGTGAATGCCCAGCATAGGAAAAAGAAAGCTGATAAGATACCAGTTAGAGCTTATCACTGTAAGTGGTGCAATTTATATCACTTATCAAGTCAGCAAAAACTAAATATAAAAACAGGAGTAATTGGATAATGAAAGATGAATTTGCATACTACAAGGCTTATTACTTTTCAGATGATTTGCAAGCCTTTAAAAGTCGTAAGTTTTATAATAAAAAAGAAGCTATTGAATGGTTTGAGTCGTTAGCTGAAAAACAAAGAATTGAACTTAAAAAAATAACTGAAATAACGGAGTTTATAGCATAATGACAAATGAAGAATTATATGAAAGAATCACTAGTGTTCTGAAAGAACAAGGTATAGGAATGGCACAGCTTGAGTTAAAAGTTAAAGCTGAAACAGGTAAATACCCTAACCTAAGAGTAACTAAATCACGCTTGAGCCTACCTAATACCGTAGCATTCCCTTATCTTACTATGTTTTTTAATGATGATGAAATGCACGAGCTTATACTTAAAAAGATGAATAATTCAGCAACAGGTGGAGAGGCTATGGACTTACTAGATGAGTTATTATATAGCTTAAAGCCAAGCAAAGAATATCTATATAAGCAACGATTGAAGCGTAAAATGCAAAGGGAGGCAATGAGATAATATTATACGAATACACAAGGAAGATAAACAGTTCAAAATATCCACAATCAACAGCTAGAAAAATTGCTAATGACTTGAACAAGAACGACTGCTTCAATAATTATATAGTAAGCCTTGAGTTAGGTTCTAAAAGGCATATTATTGAAAAAATTGAATTAGCTGAAGATGAGGACGAGGAATAAATGAAGAGATTTTACATAGAGGAAAATGATGAAGGCAAAGAGATTAAGCGAAAACTAACAACTTTAGCTAACGATGATTTAACACAGCTTTCAGACGACGAACTGGAAACATTATATTATGAATCATCTGCTCAATTTTTAGCTAAATCAATGCACTTCATGAAGATTGAGAACGAACTATTTTCAAGAAAGAATGTAACTGTAAGTGATGAAATTCTAATAAATGCTGGAAATAATATTATTGAAGCAAT